TACTAGCGCGCAAGATCTGCGGAGCGCGGCTGGGCGCACTCAATCCGGCAAGTCGCTTGCGTCTAGCCCGGCGAAGCCCTAGCTTCCCCTTGCCGCCCGGCCGTGACGCATAATATCTGATATGTCGCCGTGAATCGGGCAAGGCACACGCCCTGGAGGGGCTAGAACGCATGGAGAACGAGCAAAACGGGCAAGCGGCCCAGGATGACGGGCGGAACGAGCAGGCGCAGGATGCGAGCGCGCCTTCGCAGGTGGGGGAGGGGGAGGGGTATACGCCCGCCCGGGATACATCCGGGCGCTTCCTGCCGGGCTATAGCGGGAACCCAAGAGGAAAACCAAAAGGCGCGATCTCCTTCCGCACGCGCTTCCGCCGCACGGTAAGGGAGAACCCTGACATCATGGAGGATTTGCTGCGTCGAACGATCTTGGACGGTTCGATGGACGCGAAGGTGGCGTTGCAATTGGCGCAGTGGCACGACGGTGAGAACCCGGATGCGTTTGACAAGGAGCAGGAGTTGGCTTCGATGGAGGCGAGCCGTAAGCCTGAGGACGTGCTTGGTGCTTGCTTGGCTGCGCTGCGAACGGCAGGCTTGCATGAGGTTGCGGACCGACTGCAAGGAGGCTTGGATGGTGAGTCGAAGTGACGGTATTCAGCAGGGGATAGACGCGCTGTATGGGTTGGAGCAGGAAGCGTTCAGGGCTCTGGAGGTGCTGTCAGAGGACGCGCCGGACAGTGACGAGTTCCTGATCATGTACGGCCACCATGAGGCTCTTGTGGAGGCTCTGCGTGCGCTGGAGGGTATGCAGCAGCGGAGCTTGTCCTGGGAGCGGAAGAATTGGACCCCGTAGCGGTCCAGGGAGTTCCGCTGGAGCTTCGCGGCCCGATGAGGGACCTGCGTTGGCTTCCGTTTCACCGGAGTGGGGGGGACCCCACCCGAGCGATTTTGCTGGATAGCAGTGCTGGCACGGGTAAGAGCGTGGGCACTGGAGCGACGTTGGTTCGCTGGTGCTTGGATTACCCGGGTAGCAGGTTCTTGGTTGCGCGTCAGACGCTGCGGAGCTTGCGTGAGTCGTGGCAGACGACGTTTGAGGAGCAAGTGCTGCCTGCGTATGGGTTGAGCCCTGGTCGCGGGAGCAAGATGCACCGTCAGAGTTACAAGATCGGTGCGAGCGAGATTGTGCTGGGTGGTCTGGACGACCCTCAGAAGCACTACTCGACGGAGTGGAATGCGGTGTTGCTGGTCGAGGGAACCCAGATCAGCGAGGACACGTTTGAGCGTTTCTTCCGGGCGCTGCGTTGGCCGAAGGGTGCGCCGTTCCACACGATGGTGGTGGAGTGCAACCCTGAGAGCCCGTTCCACTGGCTGCACCAGAAGTTCATTGCCCAGCCCCAGCCGGGGTTCCTGCGCCGCCAAGCGACGTACAAGGACAACCCGGCCTACTGGGATCTGGAAGCGAACGACTGGACTGAGCGCGGCCTGGAGTTCTCTGAGAACCTGAAGGCGGGTACTAGCGGGACCCTGTACCGGCGCTTGTTCCTGGGCGAGTGGTGCATGGTCGAGGGCCAAGTCTTCGACTGCTGGGAGCCCGAGAAGTACGTGGTGTCTGGCGAGTGCGAGCGGCGCAATGACGGGTACTGGTGGGTCGTACCGGATGCGGGGGACCCCGTGCGTCTCAACTGGCTGGCTGCGGGCCAGGACTGGGGCTACACGTCACCGGGCGTGGTGAGTGTGTGGGGCTTCGACGACTGGGGCCGTGCTTGGCTGGTGGAGGAGGTCTACCGGACGAAGCAGGACGACGGCTGGTGGACCGACACGATTGCGGAGTTGCACGACAAGTGGGGCTTCTGGCGCTGCGTGACGGACCCTGAGAACGCTGCTGGGATTGCGATGGTGAACCGTCGCCTGCGGGCGGCGGATGGTCGTCCCTTGCTTACGACTGCGGACAAGAAGACCACGCAGGCTGGCCGTACGAAGTACGCGATGGTGATGCACGCTCACACTGAGATGAGCAATGGTCGGCTTATGTTCTTGGCTGGCGCTCGTCGGCATGAGCGTGACGAGTTCTTGAAGAGCAAACCGGCTTGCACGGTTGAGGAGTTCCCGAGCTACATGTGGGCTCCGCCGCGCGAGAGCCGCCGGTACGAGATGGTCGGGGGCGAGGGCCCCGCCCTGGACGTGCCGATCAAAGTGAACGATCACGGCATCGACGCGATGCTGTACCTGCTGTGGGCGGTTTATCAGAAGGATCTGTCTCCTCCGACTGCTACAGTTTTCGAGCCTCGGCGTCCTGAGCATGTGCTTACGAGGGACCCGGAGTACCTGCGACTAATGCGAGCCCGAGAGGGATGACATGCTGAAGGACGATGAGAAGTCCCTGTACGGGGAGATCAAAGCGGCTGAAGAGGAGCGTGACCAGCACTTGCGCCACTTCAAGAAGATGGTGCAGCGGAGCCACGGCAAGGCATACAAAGCGCCGGGGTCGCTTACGCATGGATCGACGCTGGAGAATCACTACCACGAATACGTGAGTCTCATGCTGCCGCGTCTGGTGCTGAACAACCCGAAGGTGCGCGTTACCAGCAGGGACGACTCAGCGATGGCGTCGATGGGTGAGATTCCGGACACGGAAGCATTGAGCCACGCGATGAACCGTTGGGTGAAGGACTGCAAGTTCGACCGCCTGATGACGGACTACGCGACGGACGGGTTCTTTGCTCACGGCGTGGCTTACGTGTACCAAGAGCCGTATCCGGGGTATGTGCCCGAGTCGGCCCGCGAGGGCCTGACTGAGGACGAGGACGTGATGCGTCCGCGTGTGATGGTGCTGGACCCCACGACGGTCTTCTGGGACCCGCTTGCTACCCGTCGTGACGCGGTTCGCTACTACGGCCACTGCTACACGCGGGACCGCGACGACTTGCTTGAGGAGGCCAGGAAGGACCCCGAGCTTGGCTGGCGTCCCGAAGCGATTGAGGCCGCGTCAGCGGCGGTGTACGAGGACGGGCACCTTGAGTACGTGGACCGCGACGAGCTTCGGATCTACGAAGTGTGGGTTCCTGAGCAGGTTGCCGATGACGATGTCAGCGAGCGCGAGGGTTTCAACGGCACGCTGTACACGCTGGGCGCGCAAGCGCACAAGGACGGCACGACGGACGGCATCTTCCTGCGTGACCCGCAGCCGTGGTTCGGGCCCCGCGAGGGGCCGTATGTGATCTGGGGTGTCTACCCGGTGCCGAATGACACCTACTGGCTGTCGCCGCTGGCGGCGGTCGAGGATCAGATCCAGAGCCTCAACGACTTCACCAATGCGTTCATCGAGGGTGCGCGCAAAGCGAAGAAGGGCGTGGCCGTGAATGCCACCGAGCCCGAGGTCGCGGATCAGATCAAGAACTTTGAGGACCAGGGCGTCTTCATGCTCCAGACGGGCAACCTCTCGATGCGGGAGGCGGTGGTGCCGTTTGAGGTCGGGGGACCCCACTCGGAACTGATGCTCTACATGCAGGCCGAGCGCCAGCGTCTGGAGCGCGTCAGCGGGATCACGGACGTTCACCGGGGCAATGTCAGCGGCGCGGGGACCGCGACCGAGATCAGCATTGCCGATAGCGCCAGCAACATTCGGACGGAGTTCGTGCGTCGGCAGTTTTACCGTGGCGTTACGGACATCCTGGCGCGGGTCGCGTGGTACATGCGCGAGGACCAGCGGAGCCGCTATCCCGTCACCGAGGAGGTGGCGCGGATGCTGGGCCAGTCGGCTGGTCAGGTCTGGTATCGCCCCCCTGCGGACGATGTGCCCTTCGAGGCGTATGAGTTCGAGATCGAGGCGTTCAGCATGGAGCGGGCCAACGAGGGCCTCTACCAGCGCCGCGTGATGGAGTTCATGCAGATGTATGTGCAGCTTGCCGGGGTGGGCCTCCAGGCCCCCACGCTGGCTCCTGTCATCGACAAGATGCTCCGCAAGGCCGCCAACGCTCTCAACATCGACGACATGGGCGTCATGATTACCGAGCAGGCGCTGATCCAGGCGCAGGAGCGAGCCATGCAGATGCAGCAGCAGCAGGCGCTCCAGACCCAATCGCCAGCGCCCGCGAACGCGGGGCAGGCTAACCCCCTAGCGGGCCGG